GGTAGGAAATGAATCACTCAATAAAATTAACGTCGTTTAATAAAAACCAGAAGTTCATTAATACAAGGAATGAGTTCTTCGGGACATCTAATGATTGGAATATATCGACCTTCCTCATAAATTTCATTGCGTTTAAGGGTATCAAAAAAACGCTCTACAGCATGGTTATATTTCTTGCCTTGTTTTGTAGTCAAGTGAGGGCGCAAGGCTCTGAAATTATCTTGAGTGATATGAGGTATGTTTCTTTTTCCATCTACACAGTCGTCGCGAAATTTATCAAGAATCAGGAACAAGGGATCTGCAATAGCATTGAACTCCTTCCTCTTGTCTCTTCTGCGAGCGAGGGAGTGACCAAGCCAAATTCCCAAGAAAAAGGAAAAAATAGCCCAAAAGAGAGTAATAAGGCTGAGGCTGGTTTTGAGAAACGAGACCAAGTGACCCAAGAAGATATCGAACATATTAAGTCATCCTTTATCGGTATGTTATTTGCGTCTTTAGTGATGATCCCTCTAGGGATGATATTTAGTGAATGTATCAGTCCACGCATTTTAGCAAAGCGTAAACGTTGGATGAAGCTTCATGAGTTAAAAGCAAAGCGGTTTTACAGAAATAACCCTGATAAGCATTACGTCATGCCACGCAAAACTTTTTGTCAATGGCTGTGGTTTTAATAAAGAGAGGTATCTATGAGTAATCAATCAATAAAACAGGTAGTGAAAGACATGTGTGAGGCGACAGCTGGTGGACGTGAGGCGATGGCTGGAGCACTAGGTCTGTCTTTAACATCATTCAACAACAAGCTTTATGAGAAAAACGGTTGTCGTTCATTTGATTTAAACGAGCTATTAGCGATGCAAGATATTTCTCAGACCGTTTTATTTGCTGAATTTGTCGCTCGTGAATCAAATCGCTTACTCGTGGACAGAATTAGCCCTGCTGATTTAGATCAGACAGAACTATTCACATTACGTAGCAATGTTGACGAAATGCAAGGGCATTTAGCGTTACTGATGAAAAATAGTTTGGCTGATGGTGTTATTGATAACGAAGAATCGCAGAAAATAAAAATGATGTTAGATGGTTTAATTTCGCAGATCCGCACATTTATGAATGCATTTGTTTCGTTACATCAAAAGAGAAATTAAAAATGGCTATATCCAGAAAGGGTGAAGCCAACGATGCACGGTCGCTGGCTTCGGTTTGCCAATTTCAATTATGTGAAGAGAAATCAGCATGAGTAGATTAGCGCATTTAGTACCTAAAAAGCAATTCCGATGTTTACCTGTCTCAGGTCGTCAGTCATTCCGCTATGTAGAAATCATAGTCTCTGACGAACAACCAGACAACTACAAGAAATCTGCATGTTTGGTAGATAGACAGTCTCTTAAAAAGGCATGGGCTGATTTTTATTTTTCAAGTGGAGAGCGGGACAATGAGCAATGAGAACCCAAACCAACTTGATCGCTACTATAAAAATCACCGAGGTATCGTTGTTCATGTTGTTCGTTATGACAGAGAAAACAGCGCGTTATTTTTATGCTTGATGGTTGTGACGACCCACAGTGTGAACCTGTACAGCGTTTTAAAGAGAAGTACACACGTATTAAGTAATGAGGTGGCAAGATGAGTTTATTATTACTAAAAAGTCGCCCTTTAGTCGTTATTCCTGAATTAGCGGTACGTCTTGGTTTAAATGAGGCGATGCTGTTACAGCAAATTCAATATTGGCTAACTGAAACTACTTCAGGTGTTGAATATGACGGCTCACGCTGGATTTATAACACCGTTGAGGAGTGGAAGGAGCAATTTCCTTTTTTCTCTGAATCAACGATTAAACGCGCTTTTGCTAATTTGAAAAAGCAGGGTGTTTTACGCATCGAGCAAATTAATAAATCGAACCATGACCGCACTAATTATTATGCGATTAATTACGATCACCACTTGCTAACCGATGAGGTCAATATGACCCAATCGAACAGTGATAATTCATCTAATCGAATAGTTCAAAATGACCTTATCGATAAGCGCAAATTGAAACCGTCAAACAGTTCAAAATGCGCTGTTCTGAACAGGTCAAAATGGCCTGATCTTACAGAGAATACAACAGAGATTACTTCAGAGAGTACAACAGAAACAGATCATTCGTCGCAGAATTCTGACGAATCCAGCGACCAGCCGAAAAATGATTTTTTAACTCGTTATCCTGAAGCAGTGATTTACAGCGCTAACTTCCAAAAATGGGGCGATGAAGGTGATTTAAAAACGGCGAAATGGATGTTTGGTCGTGTTAAAAAACTAAATCCATCTGCGCTAGAGCCTACTTGGTATGACTGGGCGAACGATATTCGTTTGATGCGTCAAATCGATGGGCGTACCCATGAGCAAATTTGTGCCTTGTTCGATTGGGCCAACAAAGATTCATTCTGGTACCAAAACATTTTAAGTCCTCGTAAGTTACGTAAACACTTTGATGAACTATTCGTTCGTAGTCAAAAGCCAAAGGATGAGCTAAAGGTTCAAGTTGACACCGTTGAACGTGATAGTGCCTTTTCCCGCTTGATTGGCTCTCGGTCTAAACCTAAAAACCGCATTGAAGAAATTGCGCTTGAACTAGCGGGTAAGACAGGCATTCGCCGTATGAGTGAGTTTTCTGGTCGCCAAGCATGGAACAGTATTTGGAAGCAAGCGACAGAAATGTCTCTGGAGGCTCAGTAATGATTGATTACGCACTGAAATTACAGGAGTTAAAAAACCAACCTGCTCATAAATTAAATGAAATAGGGGATCAGTGGCAATCACCCGAAAACCTCGTATATGGCATCAATTCAATTTATGGTCCATTCACACTAGATCTATTCACTGACGGTGAAAACAGTAAAGCACCTTATTTCTACACAGCTGAAGATAACGCGCTCACGCAAGATTGGTCAGCGAAGCTAAAAGAAATCGGCGGTGTTGCCTTTGGTAACCCTCCTTACTCGCGTAGTTCATATCACGAAGGTCAACCTTTAACAGGTGTTGGTCACATCATGAGTCATGCATTAGCTATGCGTGAACAATACGGTCGGTATGTTTTTTTATTAAAAGCGGCAACAAGTGAAAGTTGGTGGCCAGAAAATGCAGATCACATCTGTTTTATCCGTGGGCGTATAGGTTTTGACGTTCCGAAGTGGTTTATTCCAGCTGATGAAAAACAAAAACCATCAGGTGCAATGTTTGCCGGGGCAATTGTCGTATTTGATAAAACATGGGCTGGTAAAGCATTTGATTACATTAGTAGAGAAGAATTAGAACAGCGTGGTAAGGCATTTATTGAGCAAATGAAGTGGCTGGCATCGAGAGGTGTTGCATGAAAACGACAGAGCAAATACTGAACCAATATAAAGAGGGTGACAAGATTGATCGCCATATTGTGAGTCGTGATTTAGGCATAGCTCTATCTAGCTCATCGAGAGCATTGTCATACCTGAATGGATTAGGTGCATTAGTACGAGTAGGCAATGAAGATCGCCCTGTACGTTACATTGTGACCAATGAGGCAGAGCACATTTACCAAGCGATAATTGAAGAGCGCAAACTAGGTGAATCGACCTACCTGCAAAAACAAAAGGCCAAAAAGCGCGCATTACCCACAATCAAATGGGTAAAACATGCCACCTCTAATTTTGATCTCATGGGTAAATTGCCAACAGAGCCTTATGACTCATTAGTCAGAACAGTAAGAGGTAATCACTAATGCTAACTAAATATATTCTGTTCGTTGGGTTTTGGTTTGTAGTGACATTGCTAATTGGAGTGTGGGGGACTTATGCCTGAACTTATGCTCACATTGCCATTTCCACCAAGCGTTAACTCGTATTGGCGAAACATTAAGGGGAGAACGCTGATTAGTGAAAAAGGGCGTAAGTTTCGAATTAACACGATCGCCTCTGTCTATGAGCAACTAAAACGAAAACCTAAAGCTATTAAAGAAAATGTCTCTGTCCTAGTTCGTTTATACCCACCAACAAAACAGCGCAGGGATATTGATAACTTTTTAAAGGCCCCATTTGATGCATTAACACATGCGGGTATTTGGGAAGATGATCAGCAGGTAAAGCATATGGATGTGATGTTAATGGAAGTCGTAAAGGGTGGAAAGTTAGAAATCACTATCCGCTCATTTAATAACGTGATGTACGGTCACGAATAAAACGTGGAGAGAAATAGCATGAATGGATTAATTGTTATTGATGGTTTTCAGGTTCGTAGAGATATAGCCGGTCGCTATTGCTTAAATGATTTACATCGAGTGTCAGGTGGCGAAAAACGACACCAACCATCGAACTGGAGTTCATTGGCTCAAACGAAAGAGTTGATTGATGAAATTTCGACCGCTCCTGAGATCACAGGAGCGCCTATTGCCACTGTCGCTGGTGGATATAACCAAGGGACGTATGTTTGCAAAGAATTAGTGTATGCCTATGCAATGTGGATCAGCGCTTCTTTTCATTTAAAAGTGATCCGTACCTTTGATGCTTTAGTGTCACAACAGCACCAGGAGAAACTCAGTGATAAGGTTCAAGCGGGCGTGATACTACTGGAATCGATGTCTAAAAGTTTAAACTTCTCGAATTCATCAAAATTAGGGGCTTATCAAAAGTTACAAGCAATGGCGGGGTTACCTGAGTTAGCCCCTGTTTATGCGATTGATGCGCCAAGTGGATCTATGGATGGCTCCAGTCGTCCTACTGTGGCTTTATCAACACTGATTAAAAAACACAATTTACCCATTTCAGCACAGCAAGCCTATAAGCGATTAGCCGAACTAGGCATTGTTGAACGTCTATCACGCCCAAGCACGAAAACTGCTAGCAAAACGAAAGAGTTTTGGTCTGTTACGGCTAGAGGTTGTCAGTTTGGGAAGAATATGACGAGCCCTAATAATCCTCGTGAAACCCAACCGCATTTCTTTGAGAGTAAAACGGATGAGTTGATCCGTATGGTGATGTTGAATAAACAGGTGAGCGCATGAAGTTACTATTAACGCCGTATATTCAAAAAGAATTGGGGGTTGTGTTGTTGAAACCTGGTGCTGAGTTGCTTGAGCAATTTAGAAACCATCAGCGTGTGATCATCAGTGATGTACCACAGAGTTTAGATGTGTTGCCCTCAGGCGCATTAACCGGTGATGAACAGCCGATTTTAAATAATCAGCACATTGTTCAATTTCTCAATAGCAAAAAGGTGATCCACACCATAGATAAAGTGGCACCAATGGATACGTGGGTCGCTCATCATATTCATTGTTGTCAGATTAATAACGATGCAGATAACTATCATCATCATGAATTGGTGACCACATTTCATGAAGCGGGTGTGATCCGCACTTGTTGGTATCACGATAATCATATTCGAAACTCATCAGCAGGGTGGGTTGCTGAGTTGGCTCATAAAAATCGTATTGATTGGATGTTAGATACTATTCGTTTTCGTTTGAGATTAGATGATGGCCACCAGCTGACGATACCTGATTTTTTCACCTTTGCTGTTATGCATAACGTTATCGATGAATTACCTGATGCCATATTGCGGAGAGTGTTGGACTGGCCTGATAAACCCAAAGAACGCAGAGTGCACGGCGGATTTCCTGAGGCTGACATTGTTCCAAATGAAATGTCAGCATTATCTGCAATGAGCGGGCGTTTAGAGGCGATAAAACCGGTTATTAAAGTTGCTGTCGATCCGGAGCCACCAGCCTCATTTCTGCTGAAACCTAAAATGCAACGTTGGGAAAATACCCAATGGTTGCAATGGGTAAAAACTCAACCGTGTTGCGTGTGTGGGCAACAGGCTGATGATCCGCATCACATCATCGGTCATGGTATGGGAGGCATGGGTACTAAAGCTCATGACCTATTCACTATTCCATTATGCCGCATTCACCATGATGAGTTACATCGAGACCCAAAACAATGGGAAGCGACTCACGGCAATCAACTCGAATTGTTATTTCATTTTTTAAACCGTTCTTTAGGTATCGGTGCATTTATTTAACGTGTGTACGGCACGAGTGGAGGAAATATGCCAATTTATGCGCATGACTTGAAATATTTAAGTGATATGGTATCGATAGCTACATCAAACTTAAGGGCTTCAACAAAAGGTCAGTTAGAAGCATTTGAAGATTTTGGGTTAACAGACACGAGAGCAACACCAAGAGTTAGAATACGAGATTTAAAATTAAATGGTCGTTTTGTTTGTCGTGATACCGATCCAATCTATGTATTAGAAACTCGCTGTCGTCGAACACCAAAGCCGATGATAGAGCCTGTGGATTTTTTATTATGCTCATGGCGTAGGGCTATCAATGCATTAAGTGAAGAGCAACACTCATGGATAATGTATTGTTATGGATATAGTTTGAAATTTGAGCATCAAGTTAATATCAGTGTTCATGTGTGGTCTGAATTTGAAAAACAGCATAAAGGTAAAAAGATAACTAAAAAAGTTAAAGAACGACTAAGATCATTAGTCTGGTTATCGGTTCAGGCTTGCACTAGGCGTAATTATTCACAAACAGAGCTGGCTCGCTTGGTGGGTGTTAAGCGTGATAATTGGAGTAAAAACTATCAAGTATATTGGGATTATCTACTTTATGTGTGTTATGAATTAGATAAATTGGCATTACTTTCAATGAGGCGAGTTAGAATCGAGTTGATCAATAAAAATAATAACGACAACTTGCAAAAGTCAACAAAATAGGCGATATTTAAGTCTAATTTGGTATGTTGCCAAAATTGTTTATAACCTCGCCTTTGCGGGGTTTTTTATTGGCAATTAGTAGATAAGACTTGCTGTTCTCTTTGGTCAGAGTTACATGTGTAGTTATGCACAATAACTAACCAAAGGCATAAAATATCATGTTAAAACAGTGTGATATGACAACACAGGCAAGTTGTGTACTTGAAACAATCTCAAAAAATGATTGGCAAACAGTACAAGCAATTTCAAATCAAACTGGGCTAAGTAATGAAAATTGTGAGTTTTTATTAACTCAGTTTGAAATAGCAGGGTTTGTCGCAAAGCAAGGAAATAGCTATATGCGTACAGCCTAAAAAATAGAAAGAATTTATAAAGCTGGTGGCTTAATGGTCATTGGCTTTTTTATTGCGTAGAAAAGGACTTCTGATGCAACTATTTAACGACGATGCACTCTCTGTATTAAAAGCACTACCTGATAACTGCATTGATTTAATCGCAACGGATCCACCTTACTTTAGAGTGAAATCGTGTGCATGGGATAATCAGTGGGATAGTGTTGAGGTTTATTTATCGTGGCTTGATGGTGTTCTTGCTGAATTTTGGCGGGTATTAAAACCCAATGGCAGTTTGTATTTATTCTGTGGCTCTAAATTGGCATCAGATACTGAGTTGCTTGTTCGTGGGCGATTTAATGTATTAAGTCATATCATTTGGGCTAAATCATCAGGGCCATGGCGACGACAAAATAAAGAAAGTCTACGCGCATTTTTTCCTTCAACAGAGCGAATACTCTTTGCTGAACATTATCAAAAGCCAGTCACAGCTAAAGGTTCTGAATTTTCTTTAAAATGCAAAGAACTAAAGTTAGACGTATTTAAGCCATTGATTTATTATTTTAGAAATGCTCGTTTAGCACTGCAGGTGAGTGCAAAAGAAATAGACCAGGCAACAGGTAAGCAAATGAGTAGTCACTGGTTTGGTAGTAGTCAGTGGCAATTACCTAGCGAAGAAGACTATAAAAAGTTACAAACACTGTTTACACACATTGCTGATAAACAAGAAAAGCTATCACCATTATCTCGTCACTTTAGTGAGTTAGAACGAGAACAACTCACTTTACAAAAAGACTACCAAGAATTAATAAAAGAATATGGTTTATTAAGGCGTCCATTCTTCGTGACTGCAGATGTTCCTTACACCGATGTGTGGACTTATCCCCCTGTTCAATACTATCCCGGCAAGCACCCTTGTGAAAAACCATCAACCATGATGGAGCACATTATCAATTCAAGTAGTCGTGAAGGAGATCTGGTTGCTGATTTCTTTATGGGGTCAGGAGCAACTCTAAAAGCAGCACTAAAACTTAATCGAAAGGTTTTAGGTGTTGAGCTTGAGAAAGAACGCTTTGAGCAAACAGAGCAAGAGATAAAATTGTTAACTTATCAGTAACGCTTACAGGTTCAACTATCTGGTAATTCAGTATAGCTTCTTTTTGAACCTGTAAATAATTTGTTATAGTACAGTGTTTTTTAAATAAAATTCGCTTGCATTCAAGTCAATAAAGTCTTTGGGAGGGAGGTATATTTTTCCTTTTTCATGAATAATAAACTTATATCTATATTCCATTTCATCTTTGAATTTTGATGGTTTATAAAAGTCAATATTTTCTATTAAATCAATAAATTCATTATATGATGGGAGATTATTTTGGGTAATATGCATCACTCGGTCGATGTATTTTATTGGGCGGTGTTGGAGTTGAACTGAAAAACCAAATTCAGATAGGGGTCTATTTCTATCAGGAAAGAAATTAAAATCAGCTAATTTTAATTGTTTAAGTATTAATTGAGATGTTTTAATACCAAATAGATCAATTTTATCTTTTGATATTTTCCAGTAGTCATTATACTCACTAAAGGACTGAGGTTTCGTAGGATTCATGGAGCAACAAAAGATATAACTATTGAGCCCAGAACGCTCTATAGTTACTTTTGCTGATTTAAATTTGACTCCATGAGACATCACATGATCGATTTCAACCTTATCAATATGCATAGAGACGGAGCCAGGAAAACTAGGTGGTGGCTCTGAAGTATCTCCGAATCTAATTCCAGACTGAAAAAATAAGTTTGCAACTTTTGTTGGAAGGATTATTCCATCAGAAAAATCGATTTGAATTGTGAAGGTACCTTCTTTTTCATCTCTCAGTGAGTTATTTTCAATTTTTCTAAAATGATGAAGAGCGCCTAAGCGTAACGTTGATCCTGACATTAAATTGTATTTTTTATCACAGTATTTAAACAATTCCATTTTCAAACCTACTTTAGAGTAAAGGGATATCATTTCATATGATAATAAAAACTCAAGGGTTGACGATGAAATATTGGATAAGTGTGTCAAAGTGCCTCAATGCATTAGTTTAACTTATTTATTTGCGGTAAAATCATACTGCTGATGTTCAGCTTAAAATCACTGCATGAGGTATTTATGAAAAATGGTATTTATTACGTTACCTTTCGAAGCAACATGCAAGACTTTGGAAATGGTACTGTAACTGTTAGAAACGATATTGTTAATGGTGGTGATTTTGCTTATTTATATAGAGGCAAGGTCAATAATAGTCAGGTTGTATTAACAGTAGAAAGACATAATAGATCAGCAACCTCAGTATTTGGAGATATTGATAAATTTAATCTTATTTTGAATATCTCTGAGTCAGGAAATAACTATGAGTTATCTGGTCATGTTGAAGGTATGCAGCAGATGCAAATCTCAATTAGTGCTAAATTTATCGGGGAAGTAATTGAATGATTCTCCGGTGTCAAATCAAGGTCGCTAAGGCGGCCTTTTTTATTGGAGAAAATATGAAAAATTTATTTATTAATCTATGTATAAAGCTATCTGG